CCGGTTACTTAACCCGCTCCTGGCGTGTTCATCGTATATCCGGTTTATGTCTGCGACGCGCTTTTTGTAGGACATGCCGCGCTTGTTTGCCATTGTCTTTACATGATTTTTACAGGTCCTTTTGGTTTAGGTCTGTACGGTCTGATGTCAAGTGTCATCTCACAGCTCACTGTAACCCTGCCGCTGCCTTCGCATTGGGGGCATGGCTCCGGGTAGCGTTGGGGAGCCTCGGTCGCCACGATTCCCGTGCCCTTGCACATCCGGCAAAGGGCGACCTTGGGTGGTCTGGTAATTGCCTTCTTCATGACGCTGCTTCCTCTCTTTTGGGTTCTACGAAGAATGTCTCTTCCTGGACGACAGTGATTCCACACTTGACCATGACCTCACGGAGTGGGACACCGGGGCCAAGAGGATCGCCAGGCTTGATGACATCGGTGTCTCGCTCTGAAAGCAGTCTGTCCTTGGCAATTTCCTCGGCGGTGCGCACGAACCCGGGGAGAAACTCCTTCACGAGTTGGAGTGCGCTGGCCCAGGTGAAACCCTTGAGAGTTTTGAGCTTTGGGGTGCCGGTACGGAAGCCTATGGTTCCGTGCACCATTTCGAGACTCTTCTTCCTGCTGAAGAGTCCCGGCTGATTCTCGGTAGCGTAGGCTTGGAGTGTGTCGAAAGCCTCGTCTTGCGTCGCCTGTAGCTGCGACAGGCGGTCTTGGTGCTTCTCTCGGATCTGGGCGCACTTCAGTTCGATTTCGGCTGTGATTTTCGCACGTTCTGCGTCTGCCTTGGCATAGGTTGTAAAGGCTTCTTCGTCGGCTTCCTTGCTGACGCCGGAGATAATGGTTTTTTTCTGTCTCTTTGCCATGATGTATGAATTATGAGGTTGATTAGTTGTATATCTGTCCCGTTGATCCAATCGGGACCATGAATATTTGCTGTTGTTTTTGTTTAGGCTGAGGTTCCGGCACCGATACAGGCTTGCGGTTGATGCCGCCCTTGCGCTCAATGCTGCGGAGTTTCCGGCGCAGTTCCCGGTGCTCTTCAGCACTGATATAGTAGAAGTCCTTGCCGATGACTCTGGTATCCCGGCACAAGAGGTTGACACGGTTCCAGTCGGTTGTATCGACACCCATCTTCTGCATGAGCTTGAGGGTGGCGCTACGCTCCTTGCGGAGTTCTTCCTTTTGCCCGGTTTTGCGCTCGAGGTCTTCGCAGCATCTGTCGTATTCGGCACGGCTCATCTCCCGTAGGCTGTCAGTGCGCCCGTTGGTGTACTGATACACAATGCTCTTCTTGACATCGTCGCGGTCGCCAATTGGGTTCAAAGCCCTGATGGCGGTGTAGAACCGTCCGAAGTTAGTTACCTGCCGTTTCATTGTCTCCTTCGGTTTCGTTCTTTGCCTTGATCATTGCAACCAAGGTCTCTTTTGGAATATGCTGTGCAACCCCAAGTGGATATCTTTCCACATATTCGGCTATAGCCTGTTCCGAGGCATATTCAAGGTTCTTATTGATGAATCTTGCCTTTTCCGTTCGTCCCAATTGACGAAATACCCATTCAATGTGTTCTGCCATTATTGTTTCTATTTAAGTTATTTAATCGGTTCCCTTCCTTGAGGACTACTGTCCAGTTACAATAGCTGCAGCAACGACCGTCCTCTTTGATCGGCCATGGATCATTGCCATATTCCGTGACCTCTCTGCCACAGATGCAACATTTGAATTTTGTCTCACTCATATTCGTTTATTTTATATTGGGTTCCCAAAGAATCGACACGAACGCGACAACCTCGCCGGCTCCTTGACAATACGGGCATGAAATCGTTTCGGGAGCTTGTAATGTCCTGCAGGAATAGACCCAACCTCTGCCACCGCAATATGGACACTCCATCGGAGGAGTCATAAAAGCTTCTTTGCAGACGCGGACGGACGGCTTTATATCTATCGTTATATATTTCTCTCTCATGTCAATCCAAGCTGTTACTGGTTTTTAGTATGCCTTCCTTCCATATCACATAGTGCGCCCCGGCTGTCGGAATAAAACGCCCCTGGCAGTATGCCCGGTATCCGCTGCATCTCACTTTCACGCCAGCGTCGTATTTCAGTTTCTGCGCCGGTTTGCCGAAGGGCTGACCTTTATACTCCCAGCTGATATATATGAAGGTCTTTCTCGGGAAGGTGCGCCGCAGCAGCTCGGTATCCTCATAAGTCCATTTGCTGCTTTGGAAACTGTCGATAATGACGAATTTAGGGCTTTTCCTGTTCTTCAGCCGGGCAATTAGCTCCTCCGCAGTATCACTTGTCACTATCCGGAACCGACCCTGCACCTCATTCATGTGAAACCGTTGCAGTCGCTGCTGAAATGACTGGCTCACTCCTTCCTCATAGCTGAGGTAAAGGACGGTCCCGTAGTTGGTAAGCTCTTTAGCAAGCTGCATCACAAAACTGCTCTTGCCACTTCCACTTGGGCCGTGGATCAGCCATGTTTCGTTTGTTGAAGGATAGCCGAAAGCACATGCCCACTCACCGCCCCAGGGCAGTGTGGTGTAGGTCTTCTGAAGAACCTCCTTCGGACTATATGCTCGCTTGGCCATCGTTATATTTTCTCTTGAGTCTTTTTCAGTTCGGCCACAAGAGCTGATGCCGCTTCTACAGATGTCTTAGCAAGTGAAATATAGTTGGGGTCATACATTGCACCTTTGTTGACTGCGCCATTAGCGACTGCGCCAACCATTGCGGCCATAACATTCTTGGCAATCTCATACCGACGCTGCTCCCAGTCGATCTCGCCACTCTGCATTCGGCGACCCATCCTGATGACGGTCTCCATGTATTGTTTCTCAAGCACGCTTATCATTATCATTGTCTTTTAAGTTTTTCGATTTCGGTATATACTCGGCGCAGACCGCCCTGGGTCTTGCGGACGATGGCGGCGATATCTGTTCCCTCCGGAGCATTGACTTTCGCTACTATCCGTGCCTGTTCGTTGAGGAAGGCACGGCGGTCGTCAGCACCTTCCGGGACTATCTTGCAGTAGCGGTCGCCGTAACGGCTAAGCATTTCTGTGTAGCCGACCTTCTGGCACTCGATGGCGCGGTTGATTTTCGCCTTGAGACCGTCGGCACCCATCATATACCATGCGCAGCACCGCTCGGTGGCATTCCAAAGCGCCTTGAGCTCGAGGAAGGCCTCATACTGGAGGTCGCCGGCTTCGTCAAGGATGATGATCGGATTCTCGAGGCTGCGCAGGTAGTACACGAGGTCATCATACACATCCGCGTACCGGCCTCGGCTGTCAACGCCGAATTCGGCGGCTATTTTGCGGATCAGCTTGAGCTTGGTCTTGACTTGCGAACAGTCGATATAGACCGCATTGCCGTGGGTCTTGACATAGTGACGGGCTGTGTAGGTCTTGCCAATGTTAGGAAGGTCGCACAGGATTCCGCTCAGTCCGGCGCTCTGGTACAGTTCCAGTTGGGCGGTTATATACTGGAAGGTCGGAGTCTTGGCTGCCACCCATTCGATTTCACCGCGTAGGTTCACTCCGAGTTTGCGGGCGATGCTTATCCAGTTGGCATCGCTGAGAACCCGGTCGGTCTGGCCATTCTTGACGGCGCTGTACACCGAGGTGGTGATTCCCAGGGAGGCAGCATGCTTTGCGTCACTCGGATAGTTGGCGCGGTTCGCCTTTATTGCGGCGAGGATTTTGTTTTTGATGTCTGTTGTAATCATATTCTAACAGTGTAATAATTTCGTTTTATGAATCCTGAAACGCTATCTGTCCCCAGTCCATGTCGGCGAAGTTTCTGCTGTAGTTCTCGCCGTCGAGTTGTTCCGGTTCCTGCGGTTCCGGAGCTGCCGCAACGAGGTCTGATATGGATTCAGGCTCTTCGGCGACGGTTTCACTCCGTTTCATGGTGCCGACACGTGGAGCTGCATTGTCATCAAGCCATTTCCTATGCCTTGACACCATCTTACATTGCTCCTGGTACTTCCGGACATCGTCCTCGGTCTGTTCGGCCATAACGCGGTTGTAGGTTTCCACCTTCCGGACCTTGTCGATGAATCTGTCACCCTGATAAAGAAATACCTCGGAGGGGTTCCCTTCTTCATCCGGGAGATAGTAGGCGGTGACCTTGTAGTTGTTAGGTTCAAGACGCTCTATCACCTCGGGACCGCTCAGCCACCAGTCCTCATGTGCCACGCGGACGGTTGAGTTCCTCCTTACGCTCGTCGGTACCGCCTCGCCGATATAGCGGCTGAGGGTCCGGGCATCGTAAGGCAGCAGGGAGGGGTTGATATTGGCCTCAAGTACCTGCCACCTGGTCATGCCGGGATATTTTTTCTGATTGGGGTGCAGGGTATGGTTCCATTCATAGTTGTCCTTGCGGTCATCGGCCACAAGTTCCTCAAAGCTGTAATAACGCTGGTCCTCGTAGGTGTCGTTGGTCTCGTCGCTTATCTTCTTGCTCTCGGTGCGGTTCTTGCCTTTGCCATAGAAGCGTCCGGTCCCGGCATGGTTCTTATGGGCTATGCTACGCTTGAAGGCGCCGTTCAATGGCTCGGCGTATTTCTCCTGGGAGTTCTGAGGTGCGCAGAAGTGTACGAACTGGAATACCTCGCCGGCACGGAGGAATCCGTCCTTGTACTTCGTCATGAGGTGGGTCTCGACCTCTATGCCGCCGGGGATGCCCCAGCCGTTCTTGCTGATGAGCCGGAACATATCCCGGAAGCAGTCCACCACAAGGGCGTCATCCTTGCCCCGGGAATAAGCGGCTCCGATACGGCACTGGCTGACCACATCATAGGCATAATAGGCATGCACCCGCTCGTTGCCTTTCATGCGGCGCGGAAGGTCGACGTCATCCATTGTAATCTGCGACAGTGAAAAGTCGCCGTTGTGCCGGTGCATGTGTGGCATCTGTTCGTGGTAGAAGGCCATTCGGCTGCGGTGGCGCTGCTCCAGTAGGTACTTGTTCTTGGGCCGGTTGAGATAGTTGGCGATAGTGGCATCGCTGGGTATCCACGGCTCCTGTCCCTTCTTGGCAAACTCGTCCGGATTGAAACATTCCCCGGTTTCGATGTCATAGACCTCAAGCTCACCGCAGAGGAACATAATATACATTTCGCGCACCGTGGTGTTGTAGGGTTGGTTTTCCAGACCGGCGATGCCGAGTATCACTCGCTCTTCCTTGTAGGTCATAAGTCTGGCGCTCTGGTTGCCGTACTTGCCGCTGATCAGGCTACCGTAGCCTTCCTTGCGGAACTGCGCCACCTTCTTCCTGAAGCGGTAAGGGGATGACGGCAGCGTATGTCCGAACTGCTCTCTGAGGCTCTCTATAGCCTTGGCCATCTTCTCCCACTGGTAACTTTTACCCATCATCCTTTGGGCGGTTGACGCCCGGTCGTAAAGCCGGATACAGGCATTGATCACCGAGGCGTTGATTGCATATTCACGCGCTTTCTCTGCGGTCGCCTGGTCGCTCGGATACTGGGATGCCCAGTCAAGGAAAAATTTTACTGCAGCCTGGTCCAGCTGGTAGTTCTCCCGGAACCATCCGGCTACAAGCACCTCGTCGCCATTACCGAGAACCTCCTCGGCTTTAGCCCGGTATTTGTCGGGCAGCGAGTCAAGAACTATAAGGGCATAATTACCGGCGCCCTTACCCTGTCGAGCAATTTCAAAACGGCCACGGCGTGCCATTTGCTTGTAGTTCGGTTCGGACATAATGCCGTTCCCTACAAGCTCGTGCATCGATACGCATAATCTTCCGCCGTAGTATTCCATTTTTCGCCCTTTCTTTAGAGTGCCTCTGCCATACTTTTAAGTTCGTTGATCTGCGTCAACGTAACATGGTCATATCTCGCGACCACTTCGCCTCTTGGCCCGTAGACAGTGCCTTCTCCGGTCTGCTTGTCGAGATAAATCTCGGCTCCGTTTGAATAGACCGCACGTGCGCAACTATCCGAGTCAAAGAAGAATTCCCCTTCAGGGATGTTGTAGTAGGTGCAGCCTCCGTGATGCTTGACTGCGGCGAACCGTATCTTCCTGGCAAGATCATTGTCGGTGCGGAAGGCGAGGGCATTCTTGACGCAGCGTTCACAGATAGACTTGCCCTTTACCTTGAAGGTGCGCTGCAGGGCCTTGATGCCTTCTTTGTTGACTGAAATGTACTTGTTCATTTTTCTCACTTATTTTGTATTGATATTTTTGTTAACTTTATGGCCGAATTCCAAATAGAACGTTATGAAGTTTATCCTTAGAGTTCAGCTTGTCGCTCAAACGAACATTTCGGAGACAGCGTTTCATAAAGATATCGCTCTTCCCTTGTCAGTTCTTGACGAACTGAGCGGTATTTGCGGCCGCACAGCTGGCATTCCAAAGTATTATCGTCCCGGAGAATTAATTGATGCCCCCGATACATGGGCATGTCGTTGGCAGGCGATTTGGGACATGGGTGCTTCTCGCCACGAAGCATTACAATCGTTGCTGACAACTCTCCGGCCTGCGATAGAAAGTCAATTGCTTTTCTGCACTCTGCAATGGAAGACAGAACCATTAGATTTTTTGTCTGATCCTTCATAGTCTCACTTTTTATTGAGTTGATCATTGATTTTGTCGATGGCATCCTTCAGGGCGAAATGTCCGGCGTTGAGGGCGTTGTACTGCTTGGAGTAGCACAGCTCGTAATCGTTGTGGGTTGCCTCAAACTCATCAAGGATGATGCCTGTGTCGGTCACGTTCCGCTCCAGTGTCTGAAGCAGCAGCTTGATGGCTTGGTCCGTCCGTTGCTCTGATTTTTGTTTCATCGGTTGAAATTTTTAGTGGGCGGTCGGGGAATCGAACCCCGATACTTGCGCCATGGTCGCTCACCTTCCTGGCCGCCCAAGTGCCGCCGGGCTTGCAATACCGGCGGCTGTGGAAAATTTGATTGCGATTATCTATCGCTTTTCGCGGCTCTCTTGCCGCAGGATTGCCCTCTCTTGGGTCTAACCCTGTTCGTTTATAGCCTCCTGACGACGCCGGTTGTTATCAACTATGTCGTCAAACCATTTATCCTCTGCTTGGAGTCTGAAGATTGCCAACTTCGCCACATCAAGAGTGTTCAAAGGGAACATCAGACAGGTTAGTTCGTCATTGTAGGCATTATTGCCGGTCAGTCCGTAGAATTCATTCATATCTGCACCTTTAAAAGTGATGAATTCCTTGGGGGTGCCGATACCTCTGGTTTCAAGCAACTCTTGGTATCCTGCCGTCCACTCGTTGAGGTCACCGGCACATCCTAAGATGGTGTAATAGCTGCCTTTGTAGGCTGCGTTGAAAGTAGCCTCGCGATTGTCAGCATTGACTTTCAGTATTTGTCTTGTCTCACTCATGGTTGTTTCACTTTAGTCCTTGATTGATTTGTATCGTGCCGAAATCATATCGGCCATCTTGTCGATTTCGTCAGCTTTAAGTCCGAGCGCAAGGTAAAGGTCCTCGTCCTCCGGATCTACAAGCGAGAAGTCCTCGTTCTCATCCTCGGCAATCATCATGCTCATGAGGTCTTCGACGGCATAATGCAGACTGGTTGCCATAGAGATTACCCGCGCCATCTGGCGCTTCTTCTGTTCTTTGAGTTTATCTGTCTCACTCATGTCTTATATTTCTTTAATTGTTAAAATTTGTCTACCTCGCGGCTTTTTTGTATCTTTGGCCGCTCGTTCCAACTGGAACACGCTGCAAAGATACGGATAAAATTTTAACCACGAAAATAAAATGGCAACTTTTTTAACCCTTAAAGAAAAAATTTTATCCTTCCTGTCTGAAATGGGCATTAGGAAGGTTGATTTTTTTGAGAAAACTGGGATACAATCAAGTAATTTTAAGGGCATTAATGTAAAATCTGCCCCTGGAGGCGATATGCTGGTTAAAATTCTAACCCTTTATCCTGAATTATCTGCTGAATGGCTTATGAGAGGCGAGGGTGGGATGCTTCGCAATTCTGGGAGCCCGTTTACCCATGAACTAACAGACAGTGACCCAACCATAGGACAAAATTATATCCCCCCGACATCTCCAATAGAAGCCACCCCAAAATCGGATAGTAAAATAGCAGATAATAGTTTACCTCCGTCAGCTTTAAGCGAGTTAGTGATGACAATTCGAGAGCAAGCGGAGGAAATTGGGCGATTGAAGGCACGAGTTGAGGAGTTGGAGAGAGAGGGGCCGGTGCCAACCGCCCCCAAATATGTCCATTCTACCTCGAAGGAGACTGTGGAACCCTAAGACCATTGTCCCGGCAGGAACTGCAGCAGTTGCTTGGCACACTGTGCCACCTGAATTGACCCCTCGAGGCATCTTGGGGGCCTCCGTGTCGCCACCCTTGTCGCCCCATTTTATGGGTACCCCTCCCCCAAAAGGACGTTATTGCCGAGAATGGTGCTGATTTGTGGGGATTTAGCCCCAGCGGATTGGAAACATAGGGGGCATTTGCTTCACATTCAAAAGGCGGTTTTTCATTCTCAAACTCAAATTTGTGGCATTTTCCTACCTCAGCTATTTGCACCACCGTCACCGAAATTTGTCACCCTAAGTTGAGGGAGGTGTATCCCTAACTTGTAACCCTAAAGTGTATCCCTAACTGTATCCCTAACTCAAAACTTCGGCGATTTCGGGCATAAAAATAGGGTATAGCCGACCGGTTGCCGGATATACCCTTGAAATGCCATTATATTTGCCTTCTAAGGCCGTTTAAACATCATCCTTACTCATTTGCCCACGGGAGCCTCTGATGAGCGTAGATTGCTTGATTATAGCGTATTTAGTAACTACTGTGCCGTTGCCTGAAAGGCCGGCATGCTGCAGATAACCTTTGGTCGCGCCGACTTGATCAGCCGTCAAGACCGTATAAACAGCCGCGATACTGGCAAAATACCAGTCCCGGCGCTTCGTGCCGTCAATCGGGCGCGTGAGATGCACATGAATAACCTTTGCCATATTCCTTTGATTTTACAGCGCAAATATACTAAATAATAACTATATGGAATAAATTAGAGAGAATAATTTTCACAAGACGCCATGAAAAAAGCGGACGCAAACCGCATCCACTCCCCTACTCTCGCCGCCGATGAACGACCACCATGCACGTGTAGCCCCTATGTAAGCCCGATGTAAAGCCGGCGCAAGCCAAAGCCTCTCAAACCACGCCAAAACGTAAACCAAACGTAAGCCCATGTAAACTTTTCGCACGCTTCGTTTTATTTCGGCGCGACTCCCCTACCCCACCTAAAGCGCTGAAATTAAAAGGCTTTCACCGTCAACCGACCCGTTCCCCTTTGCACGCTTCGTTTTGTGGCCCATAT